TAGTAATACTGAATCAGGTATTACTGTTACGTATCAGGATGGTGATGGAACAATTGACTTAGATGTAAACGACCCAACTATTACACTAACAGGTGCAGTAACAGGTAGTGCTACAATGACTAATCTTGGTAACGTTAGTATTACTACTACTGCAACAAGTGACCCAACAATTACATTAACAGGTGATGTTACTGGTTCAGGTACAATGACCAACCTTGGCAACGTAAGTTTTGCTACAACTATTGCAGCCAACTCAGTTGCACTTGGAACTGACACAACAGGAAACTATGTTGGTGCAGGTGCTACAAGTGGTAACGGTATTAGCGGTAGTGTAAGTAGTGAAGGTGGAACATTTACTGTTACATCGAACGCTGTAAGTGCTAACACAGCAAATACTATAGTGTTCAGAGATGGCTCAGGTAACTTTAGTGCAGGCGTTATTACTGGTACAAGTACTGCAGCACGTTACGCTGACTTGGCTGAGATGTATGCCGCAGATGGTGAGATTGAGCCAGGTACAGTTGTACACTTTGCAGGTGAAGGTAAACTTGCAGCTTGTGACACTGAAAACTGTAGAACAGTAGCAGGTATTGTAAGTACAGACCCAGCACACTTAATGAACTCAGAGCAAGAAGGTGTTGCACTAGCACTAGCAGGGCGTGTACCATGTAAAGTAACAGGTGTTGTAAACGCAGGTGACTTAATGGTAAGTGCAGGCAATGGTATGGCAATGGCTAACAACAATGCAGCAATTGGTACAGTAATTGGTAAGGCAATCGAAGCTAACGAAGGCGGAGAAGGCGTTATTGAAGTACTAGCATTAATGATGTAGTTTATAAAACATAATTCAAAAATAGCACCTTCGGGTGCTATTTTTTTGACTACTAATAATAGATAAATACAGTATTAATTAAGGATTTCTAAATGGCGTTCACTAGACCAAAAGCTGCACAAATAGATTTTGATGTTACTAATATTACAGACCCACTTATAAGATTAAACAGTGGACAAAGTGGTGCAAATGCTAAAGATATAGGTTTAGTAATTGAACGTGGTAGTGACACAAATGTTGCTTTAATATGGGACGAAAGTGCAGATGAATTTGTCATAGTTAACACCACAGAAGATGGAAGTACTAGTGGCAATGTTACTATTTCAAGTTATGCAAATATACAGGCTGGCACATTAAATGTAGCAACACTTAAAATAGGTGGTGTTGCACTAACCTCTACGGCTGCTGAACTTAATGCTCTAGATGGCGTTTCAGCAACTGTTGCAGAACTTAATTTATTGGCTGGTGTGACAGCAACCACAACTGAAATAAATTATCTTGACGGTGTAACAAGTGCTATCCAAACACAGATTGATAACATTAGTAGTAGTTTCACACTAGCAGCAGATAGTGGTTCCAATGACACATTTACTACAGGTGAAACACTAACTATTGCAGGTGGTACTGGTATTGATACTACTGTTAGTGACAACAACATAAGTGTTGCAATAGATAGTACAGTAGCCACACTTACTGGTAGTCAAACACTTACAAACAAAACCCTTACTTCACCGGTTATTAGTAGTATTAGTAACACTGGCACATTGACACTTCCTACTAGCACAGGTACTGTTGCACTTACTAGTGATATTAGTTTATCTACGTTAAGTGTAACATCAACAGCTGCAGAGTTAAACATATTAGATGGGGTAACTGCTACTACAACAGAACTTAATTATGTAGACGGCGTAACCAGTGCTATTCAAACACAATTAGATGCTAAACTTGCTCTTGCTGGTGGTACTATGAGCGGTGCTATTGCAATGGGCACTAATAAAATTACAGACATGGGTGATCCCACTGCAAACCAGGATGCTGCAACCAAAGCATATGTTGATACACAAACTTCAAGTATTGTAACCACAACAGACATTGCTGGTGATACAGGCACTGACACTGTAACACTAGGCAGTGATACACTTACCTTTAGTGGCACAGCAACCGAAATTACAACTGCAGTCACAGATAACACTGTAACTATCAGTCTGCCTGATAATGTAACTATAGGACAAGATCTTACTGTAACAGGTAACTTAACTGTAAGTGGCACAACCACAACTATTAGTACAACAAATAGTGTAGTAGCAGACAGTCTAATTGAACTTAACAGTGGAGCAGCAAGCAATGCCAATGATTTAGGTATTGTAATGGAACGTGGCAGTACCGGCAACAATGCTATTATTGCCTGGGACGAAAGTGCCGATGCTTTTGTCATGGGTACAACAACTGCTACAGGTGCCAGTACCGGTAATCTTACCATTGCTAATGGCGAACTAAGACTTGATACATTACGCATTGACCAAAGCGGAACTGGTTTACGTATGACAAACGTCGGTGCATTTGATAATGATGGTAGCGACAACTTCCGCATTTTTGCAACAAATGATTTACAACTTAAAGCAAATGGTGATTCAGGTGGTGGTTTAAGTATTGATGTCACAAATAATGATGTTACTATTGACAATGATTTGCGTGTTAGTGCTGGTCAGTTTTACTATGGCGGTACAGCAGTTACTAGTACGGCAGCAGAACTTAATATACTAGACGGAGTAACTAGTACTGCAACTGAACTTAATTTACTAGATGGTGTAACCGGTACACTAGTGACAGAAGCAGGTACACAAACACTTACAAATAAAACACTTACTAGTCCTCAATTAAACACAAATATAGATTTACTAGCACAAGCAGATTTAAGATTTTATGATAGCGATAGTAGCAATTATATAGGATTTCAATCGCCTGCAACTGTAACTGGAAATATACTCTGGACACTACCGGGCAGTGATGGTACCGAAGGACAAGTACTTAGCACAAACGGAGGCGGAACACTTGCTTGGGAAGATCCTGGTAGCGGAGGAGGATCTGGTTCAAGTTATCCAAACAGTACATTTAGTACAGTGCCAGGTACAAATGGTGACTTTGATTTTAGTTATAATGTAGCACAAACAACACAGGAAACACCTTTTGAAGCAGGTGGTACAGATGCATTTGGTGTAAACCTAGGCAGTGTGTTTAGTTTAATGGATCCAATTGGATCAATAGAAAGTATAGATTATGGTGATAGCGAAGCATATGTGGGTGCATAAATATAAAATTATAGGAGTTAAAGATGCCAACAACCGTACAATTTAGAAGAGGTACAACTGCCCAAAATGATGCATTTACGGGTGCAGCTGGCGAGCTTAGTATTGATACAGATCTTAATGTCATAAGAGTTCACGACAATAGCACTGCAGGTGGCGAAGCAATGGTTGGCGCAAGTGCAACACAAACTCTTACAAATAAAACATTAACCAGTCCAACTATCAATAGTGGTACAGTAGGAACTGCTCTTACGTTTAATGCACAAGCAGACGCAAGGTTTGCAGACAGTGACAGTAGTAATTGGGTTGCATTTCAAGGACCTGCTACAATTGCAAGTAATATAACATGGACACTTCCAAATGCTGACGGATCTAGTGGTCAAGCACTTGTTACTAATGGTTCTGGTACGTTAAGTTGGGCAGCTGCTGGAGCTACAATTAGTAGCGATACTAGTACTAATACTGATTTTTTACTATATTTTGCAAGTTCAACCAGTGGTGCATTGACTGCTGTTAACCAAGACAGTGGATTAACTTATAATCCAAGCACTGGTAAAATAACTGCATCTGCTTTTGCTGGTGCATTGACAGGTAATGTAACAGGCGATGTGACAGGTAATGCAGATACGGCAACTGCACTTGCAACAGCTAGAACAATTGCAGGCAATAGTTTTGATGGCACTGCTAACATTACAATAGCAAGTACACAACTAAGTGATACTGCAGCTCTTGCACGGTTAGCTGCTCCGGCTTTTACTGGTACTGCAACTGGTGTAAACTTAACACTAAGTGGTGATCTTACTGTAAATGGTACAACAACTACACTAGCCACTACAAATACTGTGATTAGTGATAATTTAATTGAACTCAATAACGGTGCAGGTTCAAATGCCAATGATAGTGGTATTGTTATTGAAAGAGGAAGTACAGGCGATAATGCATTTATAGGTTGGGATGAAAGTGCAGATAAATTTATAGTAGGTACAACTACAGCCACAGGTGCAAGTACAGGTGACTTAACAATCACTGCTGGTACCCTTGTAGCAAACACATTTGAAGGTGCTCTAAGTGGAAATGCAACGACTGCAAGTGCATGGCAAACAGCACGTACACTAAGTCTAACAGGTGCTGTCACAGGCAGTGCAAGTATTGATGGCAGTGGTAACGTATCACTAGCGACAACCAATACAGCAGATCCAGTTATTACTCTAACAGGTGCAGTTACTGGTTCTGGTACAATGACTAACTTAGGAAGTGTGAGTATTACTACCACTGCAACAAGTGATCCAACCATCACACTGGCAGGTGATTTGTCAGGTAGTGCAACTCTTACTAACTTGGGCAGTGCTACTCTTACTGCAACTATTGCGGCAAATAGTGTTGCACTTGGAACAGATACAACAGGTAACTATGTTGGCACAATTACTGGAGGCACTGGTATATCATCAAGTGGGGCAACATCAGGCGAAGGTGTTGCACATACCTTGTCTATTGATAGTACAGTTGCAACACTAACAGGAACACAAACTCTTACAAATAAAACACTGACTGCTCCAGTCATTTCGTCTATCAGTAATACAGGAACATTAACACTTCCGACGAGTACCGGAACAGTTGCATTGACAAGTGATATTCCTACAAACAACAACCAACTTACAAATGGTGCTGGCTACACTACAAACACAGGTGATATTACTGGCGTAACTGCTGGTACTGGATTAAGTGGCGGTGGATCAAGTGGGTCAGTTACACTAAATGTAGATTTATCAGAACTTACAGATATGACTGCTGCTATGGTTGGAACCGATGAGTTTATAGTGCTAGATGCAAGTGCAGACAGACGTAAGGCAGCTAATGAGATTGGTCTAAGTATCTTTAGTAATGATTCTGGGTTCACCACTAACACTGGTGATATTACAAATGTTAGTGTAAGTGGAACAGGATTATCAGGTGGTGGAGCAAGTGGCAGTGTAACAATTACAAGTAATGCTACAAGTGCAAACACAGGTTCAACCATTGTTGCTCGTGACGGCAGTGGGAACTTCAGTGCTGGCGTTATAACTGGTACATCAACTGCTGCAAGATATGCTGACTTGGCAGAAAAATATACTAGTGATGCAGATTATGAGTCTGGAACTGTTTTAGTTTTTGGTGGGGAAGAAGAAGTTACAATATGCTCAAATAAGTATGATAAACGAATTGCTGGCATTGTAAGTACTGATCCTGCATATTTAATGAATAGTGAAGGTCAAGGTGCTACTGTAGCATTGCTAGGGCGTGTTCCGTGTAAAGTTATTGGTGAAATACGCAAAGGTGATTTAATGGTTGCTAGTGATACACCTGGACATGCACAAGCATGGCGTGATGAAAGTAATCCTTATATTGGCAGTGTAATAGGCAAAGCACTGGAAAATAAAACAGGTGCAGGCGCAGACGTAATAGAAGTTGTTGTAGGCAGGATATAATGCCTGCAGGCAAATTTTATACTGCAGATTACACTGGCGAAACAGTATCTCATAATGTAAGTTGGAAAAATAGAAACGATCCAAATAGTATGATTTGGGTTGAAAAAACTGTTATTAACGATAAACATAACGGCATTGCACATGTTATAGGAAATAGCACTAGTAGACAAGGGTTTGATCTAAATTTACTAACAGGACAAACTGGTGGCGAGCATGGAGCTCAAAGTGTAGGTCAAACATATGGTTGTAATTTATTATATAAAGATTTTTTACCAACTTTTTTAATTTGTACTAACAAACAAATATGTGCTGATATAGCACTCACTGAATATACAAAAGACAATATAGTTTACAGTAATGTAAAAAATATAATAGAACACGAAGGTCATTTTTATCTCTATCCTCAATTATTCACAGGAAATACAGGAAGTTTGGCACTAAGACTAGCGTGTGCTGACGGGCATAAGAAAATATATATGATAGGAATGACAACATATAGCATGCCTGAAGATAACATTTACTTTGATACTCACGATGCTTATGGTGCAGTGAACACAGATGGTGCAAATAATAAATTTATATCTGATTGTACAAAAATATTTTTAACATATAATGATGTAGAATTTTTTTACGTTGCTAAAGATCCTGGACTTATGCCGGAAGAATACAACTGGTGTCCTAATGTAAAAGAAATAACATATAACCAGTATTACAGTTTAGCAAGTTTAGGTGCAATTGCAAGGTAACTTATAAATTACACATTGTATCTTCTATTGTTTTAATTTTGCTTATAATTTCATCTACTTGAAATGTTGTAAAAACGCCAGGATGTAATGGCTTTGGCCAACTATCTAGTTTGCTCCAAGCATACCCTTTATGTTCTTCATTTAACTTAGGTACAAATTCTTCTTCTATTAAACAAACATATGTGGTGTATGTAAAATTATTTTTACTGTTTGTAAACTTTTCAACAGGAATAGTTTTTAAAACCAGTGGCATAAACCCTATTTCCTCTACTATTTCACGTTGTAATGCAGTAAACTCGGTTTCATTCTTTTCAACTTTGCCGCCAACAAATGCCCAAGTGCTATCATATTTTGCACCACTGCGTAAAACAAACAAGTATCTGCTGGTTTTTTTGCTTAAAAAAAGTGCACCTACACTCTGATTAATTTGTTTATTTAACTGACTCATTTAAACTATCGATAACACTAAAAATATTAGGCTCTTCACCATATGGATTATATAGGCACTTATATTTCCTAGGACAATTCTTTTCTATTGCCATTTCATAAGTTCTATTTTGTCCTTGATATATACAAACTTCGTCACCGTTTTTTGCTCTAATTCTTTTTTTAAGCATACAAGTGACCATTCTAGGTTTTTTAATTAATCCTTGTCTTTCTTTTTGAGTTTTTGTAAGTGGCTTACTATAGTATTTACTATCGCCTTTAGGTTGATAAATTTTTCCACCTGCGTCTATACCAGTAGGTGCAAGTATTAAAACCATACTAATTATAACACTATAGACCAATCACCTGCCTTATATTCGCCTTCATAAGACTTGATCCACTCTGTTCCAGTCCATTTATATTGTAAATTTGTAGTAGTATTAGTTACATAATGCACACCTTGTTCAGAACTGCTATCAAAAGCAATTTGCCAATCAGTACCATTATATTCTATGATATCATTTGCACTTGCAGCTAAACTACCCCAAGCATCGGGACCATCTGTATTAGAACTGTTTCCAATTGCATTTAGTATAAGGTATCGTTGTCCAGTTACTGCAGTTGCTAATCCTGCATCAGGTCCACTTTTAAGAGGATTAATTATTTTTGTTATAGCAGGCAAATCGTTTGTAGGAGTAGTATCACTTTGTACTGTCCACAATAATTTGTGAGGATCACTAGGATGAAATGCAATAGTGCCTACAATTTCAGCAGTGCCTCCAGTTTCTAAACGTAATTGACTTATACCGCTTTGTAATTCACCATATTGATTTATAAGTGCAGCCCAACTTACGTCATTTGTGCCTATTTTTTCTGGTGGATCGTTTAATGGACTGTAGTCTACTTTATTCGTTGTTGTTTCATTTCTATCTAGTATCTGTACAGTATTGCCTAATACAATAACACCGAAATTCATAGGAGTAAACTTTTGTCTTGTGCCTAACAGTATTTCTCCGTCAATTACACCGTCTGCAATTCCACCATTATCATCATATATACTTGCAACAATTTTATTAATAACACCTAGTTTTTTAACTTTTGCAGGTGCACTTAAAAATATTGGTACTGTGAATTGTAATGTAGCAATATCTATTTGATCATCAACACCCTGTGGTATAGATCTACTAGTGAATTGTGTGCCAGTAAGTTCTATGTAACTTAAACTTGTCCAATCCAAGTAATTGTCTGTGCTTTGTATTTCCAGTGCAGGATTAAATAAAACCAATAATTGTTCTAGTAATTGTAGTTTCTGATTTGTGTTACTTGTCCATATATCAACACTCATTTGTAGTGTGTAAGGAACAGGCATCATTCTTTCTATAGTAAATGCGTTTCCTTGTTGTGTAGTATAACTATTAGTATTAGCATCAAACTTTCTCATGCGTATATGTTTTTTGTCTACAAAAGTTGGATCCTGTCTACGCTCTGGATTATACTCTAAACCTGTAATATAGCAACTTATCATAGGAGTTGGTAATATTTTATTTTCACTATTCTCTCTTACAATTGCACTTACCATACGTGTTGAATCACCATACTTTACAGGTACAGTTTGTAATGTAGTAAGTCCATTTCTATCTTTACCATACTCAACTTGAAAGTTACTGAAAGCACGAATAAACTGTAATAGAAATCTTCTTATTTGTTGATCATAGAAAAATTTTTGTGGCATTAATCTTCTCTAGGTTTAAGTGCTTCACTTAATGACTGTCTACTATTTTGTATAGTGTTGTCATCTGCAATAAATGTACCAGTGTTGTTGATAAATCCGTCTCTTTGTGTATTTCCTGTACCAGGAGTAAGTTTACTACGTACATCATCTTCTATTTTTACCCAACGAGATCCATTATATCTAAATAGTCTATTTGGTAAAAAGTCTAATCTTAAAACAAAATCGCCTTCTTGTGCGTTACTAGGAAAACTTGTTCCCATTGTTACATTTTCACCATTAGGAGCAAGTCCATCGCCTACTAAGTAACCACTATATGCATTTGTGTTTTGTGGAGTAATTCTTTTAGCATCTGCACTTGCATCAGTATTGTCTGCGTTAAGTTGTGTATCGTCTGCATTTACACCTTTTGGTTCTAGTGGTGTTCC